CGAGCCGATGATCTTCATCCGGCTTGCCGGGTGTAGCGTGGGCTGCCCAACCTGCGACACGAACTACCGATTCCACATGGAGGAGACGGTGGAGCGGATCGTGGACAAGTGCCAGCGGCTCCGAGATCAGCACAAGCGGGCCAAGTACGTCTGGGTCACGGGCGGCGAGCCGACCGACCAAGACCTATCCGGCCTCAGTCGCGGGCTATGGGATGCGGGTTTTAAGCCGTGCCTCGCCACCAGCGGCATCCGCAAAGTGGAGGGCTCTTGGTGGTGGCTGTCAGTCTCGCCGCACTCTAAGGATTTCGTGCAGCGTGACGGCGCGGAACTCAAGCTCGTGCCGGGCCTCAATGGACTCGACCTAGACGACCTCGACTTAAGCCATACCGGATTTGCCTATCGCTACGTTCAGCCGATGGCAGGCAGCGAGCGGTCGCTGGACGCTTGCCTGGAGTGGGTGAAAACGCACCCGGAGTTCACGATGTGCGCCCAGAACCACAAATCGTGGGGGCTGGCGTGAACGTCTACCTAGCCTCGCCCAATACGCAGCAGCAGGCCGAGCACGCCGCTGAGATGGCGGTCCTGTTTTCGTTCGCCTGCTACTCGCCTTGGCTCGACAAGTACCAGCAGAGTTTCAGGCGGGTGCTGATCGACAGCGGAGCCTATTCGGCCTTCACGACCGGCAAGCCCGTGGACATCGTGGCCTATGGCGAATGGGCTGCCCGCTGGGTGGGCCATGCCGATGCCATCGCGGGCCTGGACGACATTTCCGGCGATTGGCGCAAGAGCCTCGCCAACTACGATGCCATGCCGCTGGGCTTCCCCACGATCCACGACACCGATCCGCCGGAACTGATTAAGGAGCTGGTTCCGCTGGCCCGCGAGCGGGGCAACTGGCTCGGGGTTGGTCTGGCCCCGCCACGCGAGGGCAAAGAGCGATTCGTCCGCTGGGTCTGCGAAAACGTGCCAGAGGACATTCACATTCACGGTTGGGCCTTGCGTCGGTACACGCACATTCGGCGGCTGGATAGCGTGGACTCGACCAACTGGTGGCGCGATGCAATGCAGATTCGCCGCGACCTGCCATGGCTGACCTATGGCGAGGCCTTGGAGTTGGTGATCAAGCGGTACAAGCGGGAGACAAGGGTTTTCCGCGAGGACACGCAAAGCACGCTATTCGACGCGGAGGTGGCATAGCAATGCTCAAGGTCTATCTGGCAGGGCCGATCAACGGCTGCACAGACGAGGAGTGCAAGGCATGGCGGGCAGAGGCTCGCCGGATACTGGAACCGGTCCACGCCGTCATCGACCCGATGGACTTCGACTGTCGCGGCCGGGAAGGCGATATGGCGGCCGACATTATCAAGCACGACCTTGAGCGACTTGATGAGGCTGACATCGTTCTGGTGAACGCAGAGCGGCCCAGTTGGGGAACGGCAATGGAACTGGTCTACGCCCGGCAGGGCGGCAAGCCTGCAATCGTGTTTGTAGGGATTCCAAGGATTTCCGTAAGCCCTTGGCTGCGAGGTCATTCGTCAAAGGTGTGCGGCACGCTGGCCCAAGCGTGTCTTGAGATCATCAACTTTTATGGAGCCTAGTGCGCTCTTCACCTTAGATCGTGCCATAGCAATTTTGCTATGACGCTATCGCACCAGCATACGGCCTAGTATCACCGAGCAGTATCCGGCGTCGGAAACCTCGTTCTTTAAGAAAAAGTGCATAGGGTTTGCAACCGAATCCGTATGCGAAAAGCATCAAAAATGATGGCTTCGCTGATATGATTTGGGCGGTCTCTGATAGGCCATGGGCTATCACGTTCTGGAAACTGGAAATCGCTACACTACGGCCGCACCGTACACACGCCCGGTGTAGCGTCGATAAACCGTATTAACTTCGCTATAAATGCCACGCGCCACGCTCACCTACAGCCTGCCCGATGAAGCGATGGAACACCGCGCCGCCCTGGCTGGCACTGCCGCTCTAATCGCCCTAGAGCGGATCGCGGAGCACTGTCGCCAACGTATCAAATACGGCACACCCAGCGCCGACGAGGTGCATGCACTGGAGGCGGTGCGGGCCATGATCCCGGCGGAACTGATGGAGATTCTGGAGTGAGCGGGTGCCAGTTTTTTTGCGACGGGACATGACACAAACTGTCACTTTCTGACAGTTGCGGTACAGCGAAAACATCCGGCCAACTATCCGGCATTTCCAGATAGTTGCGCTATAGAGCGAACATCCGGCCAACTGCGCTCTTCATTGAGAAGCGGGCCACCCTGCTACTGCAAGGGGAACGGCACAGATGCCTAGCCTAGAGGCACAGGAGACCACATATGTCCGATGCCACGATCAGCCGTAAGTACCGGGATTTCGATATTACGCTGCATACAGCCACCAGCCTGGCGACCACGCTCGACATGCGTGACGTTGCAGGGGCTGTAGTCTCGTTTGGCACCATGAGCACCGCTGCCGCGTCGCTACAGATGTGGGTGGGTTCCGCCCCTACTGGTGCGTTCCGCCGCTTGTACAAGGTGGACGGCAGCGTGGCTGACCTGACGCTGGCCGCCTCGACCACAGAAGGCCGGGCATACGCTTTGCCCGATGAAGTGTTCGGCACTGAGTACCTCAAGATCGTCAGCGCCACGACCAACAGCACGGGCACGACCGGCTTCGTGATGTTCAAGAGCTAGGCCCATGCCTACACGGATGCCCAGCCACAGGCCGCCACGTCTTGGACCGGCTAGGCCCAACGCGGCTGCCCGTGGTTACTGCGACAAGTCACACAAGCAGTGGCGTCTGTCCGTGCTCATGCGTGATGCGTGGCAGTGCCGCTCTTGCGGGCGCGTGTGTGGTGGCAAGGGAGAAGCTCACGCCGATCACGTATCGCCAATCGTGGCTGGCACTGACCGCTGCGAAGACGGCCGATCGAGGTACGACATAAGCAGTGGGCAAACGCTATGCGTGCGGTGCCACAGCAAGAAGACGGCGATGGAAACCGCTGTGAAAATAGGCCGGGTGGGGCGGTTTGGATCATAAGCGGCACCCCGCTGTAACAAACCACCCGGTTGCCGCGCGTACGCGTGGCCGAATTAAACGCCCCCTAGTGGCCGCCGCATCGGGCCTGCCGCCTTCGCTAACCGTCAGGCTAGTGCGGGGCGGTCTCAACTTGGCTGGCGATGCAGGCTACGCAGCGAGTTGTGGCGCGTATTTCGTGACAAGCAAAAGTGCGTCTGAGGTCTATTTTTCTAGAACAAAATGCACGTATTGCCCATTGAAAAGTCGATGATGTTTTGCGTAGGATTGCCCGCGTGACTCATCTCGAAAGGAGTTCTTCCAATGGCAACTTGTGTCTCTTGCGATGCGGACCTGGCGGCGCTGATCGGCCACGGCGCAGCGTGCGTGAAGGTGGGGCGACGTTCAAAGAAACCGCTCGGCATGGCGTGGCAAAACACTGCTTCAACATCACCCGAAGTGGTCGCTGCGTGGCTGGAAAGTGGCTACAACGTCGGCATTTTGCTGGGGCATGGCGGGCTGATCGACGTGGAGTTTGACGACGCAGCTGGCAAGCGGCTGGCAAAGCAGATGCGACTTCCGGCAATGACACCAACCTGGGCCAGCCATCGCGGAGAGCACAGGCTTTTCCGGCTTGTTGATGCGATCCCGCCATGCGGCTGGGTCAAGCACGACACGCTTGAAGTGCGTCTTGGTGGCAAGCCTGCACAGTCGGTGCTGCCACCGTCGCACCATCCAGACGGCGGCTTCTACCGTTGGCTGATCTCTCCGCAGGAATGCGAGCCTGCACCGATCACGCTGGCACAACTCTGGCTGGAGGTGGAGTGATGGCCGTACTGCTTGCAAAGAACTGGAGCGGTTCCGATCCCACCGGCTGGTGGATCTCCGAGAAGCTCGACGGCGTGCGGGCCGTGTGGGATTGCCGCACATTGACCACACGCACAGGGCAGCAGATTCACGCGCCGCAGTGGTTCGTGGATGCTTTGCCAAAGGGCGAGCCGCTCGATGGTGAACTCTGGATTGGTCTCGGCCAGTTCCAGCAGACGGTTGGCCTGGTGCGGTCGCATGACGGCGGCGATGCGTGGCGTTCAATCCGGTTCGCAGCGTTCGATGCCCCGCTGGCTTCCGGCGGTTTTGAGGAACGGCAAGCGGCAATGCGTGCAGCGATCAGCGGCAGCGTGGCCTTTGCTTTGCCACAGCGGCAGTGCAGCGGCAGCGGCGATCTGCTGGAGGAGTTGGCCCGCGTCGAGCACCTCGGAGGTGAGGGGCTCATGCTTCGCCAGCCGGGCAGTACCTACGAGCGAAAGCGATCGGCAACGCTGCTCAAGGTCAAGACGTTTCAGGATGCCGAGGCCACCGTGATCGGCTACGAATGCGGCACCGGCAGGAACGCTTCCGCAGTTGGTGCCCTGGTGATGCGTCTGGCAGACGGCAAGGAGTTCCGCCTATCGTCAGGGCTGACGGATGCAGCCAGGCGATGCCCGCCAAAGGTTGGCACGCTTGTTACGTTTAAGTTTCAGTCGTTGACTGATGGCGGCGTGCCACGGTTCCCGTCATTTCTCAGGGTGGCGTAATGGGCAAAGGCAGGAAGCCGGTAGCCAAGGCGATCTTGAGCCTGCGAGGGTCACGCATTCGCGGGCCGCACAAGACAGGCATCGACGCACCGCCGGGGATTCCAGACCCGCCGTCATATCTGTGCGAGATCGGGCAGACCGAGTGGGCACGTATCGTGCCGATGCTTGAAGCGTCCAAGGTGATGAGCATGCGACACCAGCAGACGCTGGCCTGTTACTGCGATGCCTTTGCGGACATGGTAAAAGCCGATGCCGAGTTAAAGCAGCACGGGGCCACGTTCATGGACGATAAGGGCCGCGTGATGAATCACCCGGCGTGGTATCGCAAAAAGGATTCGCGGTTGCACATGCTCCGGTTTGCGGAGCAGTTCGGCTTGACCGCATCTGCACTTTCAAGGGTTTCTGCCGTTGACCAAGGCCCGCAAGCAGACGAAGACGACGCCCGCATGTTCGCTTGATGCGAAGGCTGCTGATATTGCGGTGCGGTTCTTTGAGGAGAACCTCACCCACAGCAAGGGGGAACTCGGCGGCAAGCCGTTTCTACTTGAGCCGTGGCAGAAGGAATACATCTCCACGCTGTTCGGCACGATGAACGGCAACGTTCGTCAATTCAGAACATCACTGCTGGCAATCCCGCGAAAGAACGGGAAGAGCACCCTATGTGCTGGCATCGCCTTGAAGCTTCTTTTCGATGGCGAACCCGGCGCGGAAATCTATTCGTGTGCCGCCGATCGTGACCAAGCCCGCCTGGTGTTCGAGATGGCGAAAGTCTGCGTGGAGAACTCGCCCAAGTTGCGGGGCAGGCTGCGGGTGTTCCGTAACTCGATCGTCCGCGAGGACACGCATTCCACGTACAAGGCACTGTCGGCCGAGGCGTTTACGAAGCACGGGTTAAACGCGCACGGAATCATATTCGATGAACTGCACGCGCAGTCCGACCGTGAACTCTGGGATGTTATGACCACCTCGACGGGAGCCCGGCGGCAGCCGCTGTGCGTGGCGATCACCACGGCAGGCTTTGACCGCAAGAGCATCTGCTGGGAGATCTGGAAATATGCCCTGGCTGTGCAGGACGGGGCGATCAAAGATCCCACCTTCCTGCCTGCGATCTACGCCGCCGATCCTGAAGACGATTGGACGAAGGCAGCGACGTGGAAGAAAGCGAATCCGAACCTTGGCGTGAGCGTAAAACTCGACGACCTGCGGGTGCGGTGCAAGCGGGCGCAGGACATGCCCAGCGAGGAGAACACCTTCCGGCGTCTGCACCTGAACCAGTGGACAGAGCAGGATACGCGGTGGCTGCGGATGGATCATTGGGCGCAGGGCAACGAGCCTTGCCCGGTGATGCTCGACGGCCGTGAGTGTTTCGCGGGGCTCGATCTCGCCAGCACGTTCGACACCACCTGCTTCTGCTTGCTGTTCCAGTTGGATGATGGCCGGTTCTGGGTGGAGCCGCACTTCTGGATACCTGAAGAGAACATGCGGGAGCGGGTGAAGCGGGATCGTGTGCCGTATGACCAGTGGGCGAAGGAAGGGAAACTCCACCTGACGCACGGGAACGTCACCGACTTCGACCAGGTGCGGGCCGACATCATGGTGCTGACGAAGAAATACAACGTCCGCCAGGTGGCGATCGACCGCTGGAACGCCACGC